ATTGAACTTCTCAGCGATTTTTCCTTCGCTGAGTCCTGCATCCTTGATCATCTGGCGGAGCGTTCCGATGCTTTGCGTCTGCATCTGTGGAGCGACTTCCTTCGGGAGCTGCTTCTCGTCGTCTTCTTCTTCAGTGACAATTCCGAAGATGTTGCAGAAGGCGTACCTCTTTGCGAAGGTTATGCTCGCCGCTGATATTTGCGATCCGCTCATGAGCGATGTTCCACCACCCTCAGTCACTGGCATTTCGCTGTAGTCGGAGTACCCGTCGATGTGCGTTGCGTAGCACCGAACATCGGTCAGCTTCCCTTGCTCGTTCTTCATTGGCTTGAAGTTGTAGCTCAGGTTGTACTTCCGCATGAGTGGCTGAACCTCCTTGATGATGACCTCGAGCGGAGCGTACTTGAAGGCGACCTGACCAGCTTTTGTTTTCGAACCCTCCTTGATTCGTTTGATGATCGGGCATTCCGACTGGAATCCTGACATCGCTTGGTCGTACTGCTCCTTGGCGTGTTCTGACTTGAGTTGTGTCCGCATTGCGAGGACTCGTTCCATCACGCTGACATCGACTCCTTTGTCGATGGCTTGCATGATCATCTTTTCTACCGATTGCTGCTGTTGCTGGTAGACCACAACCTGTGCCGGTACCCCGACATTGACGACTTCTGCTTCCTGGACTTTTTTTTCAGTCTTGTCCTTGACTGCCTTCTCTTTTGTCATAATTGTTTGTTACTTATTTAGCATTTTTTCCATGCTCTGAAGTCGACCCCTCCAGAATTGATGGCGTGTTGAATTGGGAGCCTTCTTGCTCCAGTACCTCTCGCTGCTCCGGGCTTTCTTCAGATCGTACGCACATTCCGTACACATTTTCTTCCGCTTCTGAGTGTTCTTGATTTCCATTTCCCGACCGCAGGTCTTGCAAATTGTCTTTATCTTACTTGGCATTTCTCTTGATTTATGGGTACGCCTTTATCATATTCCTTTTCCAATACCCTGTCAAGTGCATTTTTCTTCTCAAGTTGCCGACAGTACCAATTCTTGGCTTCGTTGTGCCGTACCTGTTCCTTGCTATTGAGACTGTCCACGAGTTTGAACTGTTTCATATTTTTCCTATCTTAGCGTGAATGGTATTCCATTCGACTGGCAGTATTGAGCGTACTCAATCTGCTCCGAATTAAGTGCGACGAGTTCCCCGATTGGGATGATGCAGAGCTTCACGCCTTTGACCTCTTGGATGGGGTGCTTCAGGGCGACATCCTTCCGCATGTAGTACACGTACGGGTAGAGCCGTTTCTTGTTTCCGTTCTCCTCGACCTCGTAGAGAATCTCTATCCGGAGGTCGTCGGTGATGATTTTCTTATTCACTCCGATCGCTCGAGTGTTCCATATCGGGTACTTGATGTAGACGCTGATCATGGTCGTTGAATAATTGGGGTTGATTAGGGTTCGGCATTGACCGTCGACATTTTCGGCATACCGAGTCTTTGGCTTTTTTCTTCTTGTGAGATTGTCGGCGTGGTGCGGAGCATCGGTCGCAGGTGAAGTACCACACTCGCCTTTCTTTTACCTTACTCATACTACTCCTGAGCTACCGGCAGTTGTGGAAGATGGCTGTATTGCCATAGGTTCATCAACTGCGGCTTCTCTTTTATCCTTTTGATTAATGCACACTCTTCAGAGTGATACCAGTCGCATCCGTAGTATGGCTGGTGACACTCGAGAACCTCATTGCAGTCGCACTCGATTCCTCCGATTTTTTCTCTCCATTTGAATGGGTACGGAACCATGACTTTATAATCCTTATCCCACCAGTCCTTCGGTTTTTTCTTTGTGATCTTGGCGAAGTTTCCGAGAATGACGACTTTTCCATTATCAATGCATCCCATACTAGTCTTTCGGGATCAGTTCGATTTTTCGGAACTTCTTTCCGTTGAATCGTATCCATCCTGATTTAGCGATGTTTTTGACGTGTGCCTCGACCATTTGCGTCGTCAAGCCTGTCCGGACTGCGATTTCCTGATATGTCGGGGAGAACCCGAGATCAGTGATGTACCCGGCGATGTAGGCGTATATTTTCTCTTGTGCTGGCGTGAGCTTTTTCATGCTTTTGTTGGTTCGTAGAGTTGATTAAAGATTTTTTCTTTGACGAGTATCGTGTCCCCTGTCGACACCGTTACTATCCAGTCTCCGGCGTGGACGTGCATCCGTCCGAGTGGGGTATCGACGAACCCCCAGCTCATGTCTCTTGGTATAAATTTGCTCCATGGTTTTACGATAGGCGGCCATTCTTTTGCATCGGGATCGAACTGCACCGCCTCAACGATCTCCGGCTTCCTCTGGTATTTCATTTGATTTTGATTTTCAGCTCGAAGTCGATGGCATCACCAGACCTGAGCTTGTTGTTTACGATTTCGATGGCTGTGTAGTACTCGATGACCGTCCGTCCACAGGCTGGGCATTCCTTGAGTTCCCATGTGGTATACCGTTCATCCTCTGTCACTCCGCCGCCGATTTGGTCTTTCTGGTGCATCTGCACCAAGCATTTATTGCAGATCATTTCTTTATTTTAATGGGTTATCGTTCGCGGTGAGCTTACTGATGATTTCCATCACTCGCTTCATTTCTTCTGAGTGGTATGAGCTGATTGCGTATGAGTACGGCTTATTGAAGGCGTATCGTCTGCGTTCGATGTATTCATTGCAAGCATCAGCCGTGAAGAAGATTCCATCGTTTTCTTGGATTCTATCTTCCCAGTTGAATCTTCGGAAAGCCTCGGCTGGGCAGTTCAAGCATTCATCAGGGTAGTCATCTCCGGCTCCGTCAGCGTAGTTCGTTTCGCACTCTTCGCATACCTCTCCATCATAGTTCTCGTCCCTCTCTGTTTCCTCACCATCTTCTCGATACACCTTTTCTCTGTCGAAGACTACGAAGAGTGGGTATGATGTCGAACGCTTATCTTGAGTGTTCATTTTCTCACTCAGTTCCTCGAGAAACTTCTGATCCTCTATGTTGATTTGTTTCATATTCTCACCTCCTTTCCTCTAGTTGATTACCTCGTATGTCATCGTCTTTCGACCGAAGGCGATTGCATCGTCGTATTTCTCCATCCAGATATCGAAGTGTTCGCATCCGTACCGACTATTCATCCGATCCTCGACAATCTTCACTTTTCCGTTCACTTTCACCTTGGTTCCGAAGGGGAGGCAGTTGTTTGCTATCGCCCCGGCGTAGACCTTTTTTCCGCTTGCCATCGTGAATGGGTCGCTATCCGTCTGATTCTCCTCCGAATTATATGCGGAGAATTCTCCTGTGGCTTCAGATTTTGCGGTTTCCTGCGTTTTAGGCTCTGGGATGACCATTGATGCCTCCGCAGGCTGTATCGTGGTGACGCTGGCGATTTCAGGGGCTTCTATCATCATCCCTGGGAGGTCTATCTGCTTGACCTGCTCGATAACTGCGTTCAGGAGCATCAGGCAGAGGATGAGGTCTTTGATCATCTGCCATCCGTGTGGGTATTCGCCCCAGAGGAGGAAGGGATCGTGACTCTTCTTGTATTTGCCGTTCTTGGCTCTTTCCTGCTTTTTCCGCTCGTCTTCGTTCCGGTTGTGGAAGCAGTCTCCTTCCGGGCATTGTCCCATTCGTCCTTTGAGTGGGCATTCTTTCTTCTTGTTCTGCATATTTTTGTTTTTACGGTTTATTTCTCACCCGTATCCCTATCTTACTCTCTTTTCCAATACTTGTCAAGTGTTTTGCCACTATTGGCTCAATATGCCGTGTTTTCTTTGTTTTCCTTTTCCAACAAGAAAGATGTGTACCACACTTCTTTCTTTGATATGATATACTGATTTTGGTCGAGCCTAGCTCGAGAGAGAAACTCCCTTCATTTTGAAGGTAGTTTTTTTATTCCCAAAAATCAAACACACAGGCGGAAGGAACCTGTGTGTTTGATGAAGCCAACTAATTTTTGTTTTTGTTTCAGTACCCTCTGCGTTCACGATCATACCGACCATAAGCTGCGAAGAGTATTCCTCCAATTTCGAAGCTCATTCGAATGACGTTCTCAAGATTCTCTGGCGTGATGTACTCGGTCAATCCGAGTACGCCTGCCAGAGCAACAGCGAGTCCGATGTACGTTTTGAATCCTTGCATGGTTTTGTGTGTTAATTATTTACAATGTAGCGGACACTGGTGATTGCACTGTGGCTTCGGTTCATCTTCCTCAATCACGATGAGATTCCCCCATCCGCCATTCTTGAACCACGTTCTTGTTTCGTGGATGACCGTTCCGTCACAGCTTGATTTGAATGGCATTCCGAAGTCTGTATTGCCTCCGCCGAGTCCGTTCACATCTACGCCAGGATGGTATCCGTATCCTACCCACTGAAGCCAGTCGAATCCGAAATTTCCGACATCTACTTTCTTTCCGAACATCTTTTCGAAGTCGATGTCCTTTGGTTCGATGTAGAATTTCTTTACCTTGTCGAGAGTCCACCCTGAAATATATTTGTAGAGTTCGTCAACACTCAATCCTTCTGAAATGGAAAAATGGAGATGGGCGAAGTATTGCCCATTCCCGGTACCAACCGTGCCGATTGGAGTGACGTATTTTTGAACCCTATCGCCTTTCCTGACGAGGTTCTTATCCATGTGTGCGAACAGGTGAAGCTTTTTCATATTTGTTTTATTTCGCATCCTATTTTTCGCTCATTCGATGACCAGCATCTTTGCTCAAGTTCTCCGACGTGTCTCAAAAGCAGAAAGAATCCGACACATATCAGGACGATTCCTAGAAAGAAACACGAGATGGCGATAACTTCCACACGTTTGGTACTAATAAGCGAATGATACAGATTAGACGGCTGCTCCCTTTGCCCGATCTTCTTTGCTCTCACTATAACACACTTCCAAAATGTCGGCTACCATATCGGCGAATTGTTCCGAGTCAATATCCATACGGTCGGAGTATTTCTGCCCATTCCCGAGAATGAAGTTTATCGTGTGACCGAGTTCGTGGATCTTTGTCCGTTCGGTAGCACTTTTGGCGAGGAGGATTTCTCCACGATGTTCTTGATAGTCCCAGCGAAAGGCTCCTCTTGCTTTTCTGGTATCAGAAATACGGATGTGTTCTTCATCCATTGTGGTCAACTTTATGCCGAGCTTTTTGATGAGTTCGTCAATCATTTTCTTTTTATACAACTGGCTTCCAATTTTTCTCTCCAACCTTCTTATATTCGAGGAATTTTGCTGGTACATTCTTCTCTGTCCATCCTTGCTCTGGAAATTCATCGTAATCTTCTGGTAGTGCTGATTTTTTGATACGTATCATTATCTCTTCTTTTGATCCGTATCCTCCTGTCAGCTTTTCATTTGGTGCAAAATATACACCCTTGCCGTATTGCCCTTGCGACGGTTTTAATCCTCCTTTTTTAATAGATTGCAATGCACCTTCAGATGTAACATGATATCTGAATTCGCTGAGGTCTTTCTTGGTCATGATGGTAGGCTCTGAAACTTTTGGCTTGTTCCGTTCTTTGAGAGCAGCGATACGCTCACTGAATGAGGTAGATTCTGTTTTCTGTTTTAGACGAATTGTAGCTCCGGGGATAGTATTCGGATTTCCCTCTGGGAGACTAGGAAGCGGTTTTTTCCCAAAGTCAACACTGCCTCCTTTAACACCAGGAGACATAAGTTTTGGAGATTCGAGGAACCTCATATTTTTCAATGCGTTCTGCCTTGCTGCCTCATCATCCATCCCCTTGATGAATGTTTTTATCTCATCGAATACCTCTGGGCGTTCTTTGACGAGATTTCTGAGAGCCTTTCGATCCGCCGCATTCGTGAGTGCGTTTTTAGCAAGCCATTGTCCGAGCTTGGAACCGACGCCGTAACCAACGACAGCACCAGGAATGTTTCCGAATGCTCCGCCTACTCCGGCACCAACAACCTGACCCACATTACCAGCGAATGCATTCCGTATGATATCGGTCAGCTTACCGCCCTGGATTTTGAATCCCTGCAGTACATCTCGTGAGTAATCTCTCGCCTCAATAATCTTTCCGATTTCTCCCATAGCACGCTTGACCAGATCCGAGTCCTCACCTTGAACGCTTCTTTCGAGCGAGTTTGCAAATGCCTTTCGCACGTCCTGACGAACTGACTTTTTGATATTTGTATCAGAAATTGTCTCGATATTCTGGTCAATGAGTTTTCGAATCTCCCAGACTCGTTCTCTCGGGATGACATCGCCATAGGCTGATTTCATTCTCTCGATCATTCCTTCGATATCTCCGAACACTGATTTTCCGCCGACAACATATCGTTCAGCGTTCTTCTTGTTCATCAGATGCTTCATCATATCGCCGATGATTTCATCGGTTTTTATGCCTCCGTCACTAGTGTCGATTCGCTTGAAGAGTCCGCCGAGTTCCTGTGAATAAGTCTGGATATCGGCATCCATATTCTGGACTGCCTTTCCTACGTTGAATGTCTTATTTTCAGCATCAATCTCTGGATGATAGTTCTTGTTTGTAGAAATAGTATCGAGAATATCACTCCTCGTTTTGTCGAGCTTCTTCAGAGACGATGATTTCCCTTCGATTTGGTGAAGAAGCCTTTGTTTTATATTACCAACGGCTTCAGACAGGGATACATTGGATGCACCAGTCGTTCTGCCAACTTTTCCAGCAAAGCTTGATGCTACTTCTCCGGTTTTTGCCCCAACCTTTGCCGCCCCTTTAATAACTGGCAACGATGCCTTTGCTCCGACAATTCCAGCTTTGGCTCCTCCGGCACCGATAGTCGCGAAGTCAGCAATATCCAGTGCCGACTGCATAGCATTCGCAGCCTCGGGATTTGTTTTTTTGAGTTCATCGTACTTCTTGATGACATTTTGAGCCGTCTCGGTACTCATTCCTTTTTCGACCAGACTCTGGATTGCTTTTGATGTCGCTTCGTTCACATCTACTTCTGTTGCATTTTCGAAGACTTCACCTGCAACTCGAAGCGGCGTAGCGACTGCTTCTGCTCCAATCTGAGCAAATGGCTTCATAAATTTTCCGAATGTTCCAAGAATCTTTCCTCCGGTCGAGAGATTGCTCTCCTGAATATCAGCAACATCTTCTCCTGACTTGACTATAGAGTCTTTAATATTTCTGGCACCTTTAACGAAGGCATCGAGGATGCCCTTTGTTTTTGGCTGTACGATAGAGGCTTGCGTATCTGGATCGGTATCAAAAACTCTATCCTGATATTCAGGATGCTTTTGAAGAAACTTCGTCCCCAGCTCTTTGTCGTCGATACTCTGGTACTGAGGGTATTTCTTTTTGATGGATTGTCCAAATTCTTCGATTGTTGGCATATTTTTATATACCGAGTCCAAGAGGATCGCTTCCTGATCCTCCGAGTTTCGATTGTAAGACTCCTTTTATCTTTGAAAGCTCGCTCTTGAATTCTTTCTCGGTCATGCTTCGGTTGAGAGCTGCCGATGCTTGCTGGATAACCTTCATATCCGAGTCGGAGAGCACGCCCTTCATCAGTCCCATGTTTTCGAGGGTAAGGAGGCTCTTCAGCGAGTCGAATCGAGTCACAAAGTCCGCTGCGTCCGTGCCTGGGACAGTCCATCCTCCGAGGAATCCTCCGGTCATTCCTTTCACGCCGACGGCTGTCTTGAGTCCAGGGCTTTTCTCGAGCGTATCGACGAGCGAGAGTGCTTTGGTAGCTGTTTCCTGTGCCTTCGGATCAGTGCTGACAGTTGCCGCACCTGATTCCCATCCGTTTGGGAAGAATTTTTCGATATCGGTCTTTATTTGACCCCCCATCTTCGGGAATGCAGCCTCGAGTTGCTTGGCGATGTTCTCTCTGGTGTATGGTGCGATTTTTCCGTCCTTCGGGTTGTACGCACTGGCGACGAGCGTCGAGAGGGTCGTATTGTAAGCGGAGTCATTCGTCTTCGTTTCGTTCTTGGCGAGTTTGTACATCTCGAGTGCTCGATCGGCTGCATCCTTGCTCTGAGTATATGCAAAAGTCCGCTCCCACTGAGATTGCTGCATAGCACGCTCGGCGGCTGCGGAGTTGAGATTGGCGGCTGCGGTCTTGGCAGTGCTGACGAGTCCTTGAATAGTGTTCGCCTTTCCGAGATCGAGGTTGGCGATGGCAGTCGTGATGTCTCGGGTATCGGCTGATTCCGCTCCGGATATGTCGAGACGTTTTCCTGCGAATTGCAATGCGGTTTCCTTTGACCGAGTAGTCTGTTCCTTCGTCAATTTCCCGGCTTCCGTAGTGTAGAACGGATTGTCGGTATCGACAGAGACTCCACGCTTAGCGAGGTTCACTTTTTGCTGAGTTTTTTCTTCTGCAGAGAGAGCGGTTTCTTTTTCTGCCGCAAGCGTCTTTTCCGCCTCAAGCTGATTGTACAAAGCCTCGTATCGTGGCTTCAGGGCTGTCAGGGTTCCGAGATATGTCTCTTTCGCCGCTCCGTATGCCTGCTCGATTGGCTTGGTATCGACGAGGTCGGTGAATTTCACTTCTTTGACCTTCGGAGCCGACACTGAGGACGCTTTCGTTTTTGAAGACGAAGAACCAGCGGACTTCGGCTGTCCGCTACTTGTGTAATCTTCTTTTGATCCGCCGAGAATACTGGCTGCATATTCCCTAGAACTCATCCCAGCCGGTCTTGCTTTGAAATCTATTGCCATGGCTTTGTTTTTAAGCCTTCCGTTTTTTATATTATAACACCGTTTTATACCGCCTGTCCATTTGTTTTTTGCTAAATGATCTTGTCGAACATTATTTGATACCGGAAGTCGAATGGAATCGTATCGCCTGTCCATCCCATAACACCTGTATCGTACACCGAAATGTAGATTTTCGTGCTATCTATGCGGTATGTCATCGTCAGAGCTATTCCTGCCCCAGCATTTGAGAAGAACGGTATCTGCATTCCAAAATCCTTGGAAAATGCGAAAGCGACAGGAATATACCCGAGGTTGTGGGTAAAGGATGCCTCCGCCTCTCCGATGGTTCCTCCGAATCCATCGTCAACATAGCTCACATTGAAAGAGAGGTCTCCAACGAATGCCACCTTGTATATGTTTTTCTGGTTGAACGCAAAGTTCTTCGGATCGGTTTCCGTCTCAGCGTCGTACCCTGCTTTTGCTATTTTGAGCTGGCTCATAGTTGGCTTGAAAAAAGTGCGTAGTACACTTTTGATTTAATCGCTCCCATCGCACCTACAATCACGAGCTGAGTGCTGGTTGCGTAGACATTCCCGATGCTGTCGTAAGGGAACCACATCGTTGTATCGCTGTAATCCGCTACAAATACCGTAAATGCTGGCACATATCCAAGATTGTGCGTGATGGTCAGATCGCCGTTATTGTCCGTGTCAGAGAGTCCTGACGCCTGCTCTTTCAAGTAGTCAAGCTTGCTGCTGAACGCCAAATCTCTCTCATCGAGTGAGAGTGCGTCTTCTCCTGTTTTTGCAACCTTGAATACTGCCATATCTAGTAATTATCAACGGCGACTCTCCAGTGTGCCTTGAATGTATAGTTATCGTATGCCGGAGCGTCTGTCGGGAATTTATTATGCACTCCGATATAGACGTTGTTTTCATCGGCGGAGCAGTAGGCGAATACCGAGCAAATATCAAACGCCCCAGCATCGTATTTCACGTCGTCGATGCCAGTCATCATATTGCACGGATAGATTTTTCCGCTTCGTTCAACCCATCCGAACACAATCGGGATATATCCGAGGTTATGAGGAATGGTGTAGAATGCTTCCCATGTCCCGACTGCCATTGTGAAATTGCTACTCCCTGAAAATTTGATTTTCACGTTCGCACAGTCGGAGTGGATTGCAAATCGCCACTTGTCAGAGCTGGTGATATCGGTCTGCCCTTCCTTGAGTATTTTGAAAACTGCCATATCCTATGCGGATCCCCCTGCGATGTAAACGGATACATTCCCAAGGTTATCGTAAATCCTTATAACGTGGTTTTCTCCGTCCAGCTCAATGGAGTCGTCCCCGACCTTGGTGACCGCCGTCAAAGTTCCAGCTGTGATTTTGTCGGCTGAAATATCACGCACTTTTTTATTCGTGACAGAGTTTTCGGCTACCTCCAAAACATAGTCAACGAGATTCGCTGGCATCTGCTGAGCAGGTCTGATGGAATTCTGTCCGAACGCATCGAACCCGATATCGAGATATGAGACTGGTTTTGGGAGTTGCATACTAGTCAATCATCTTCTTCGCTCCCTCTACTTCAAATCCGATGGAGAATCCGTATAAAATCGGCTTCCCTTTCGATGAGTGAGCGATGCTGACCGCAAGACCGAGAACATTGTTCCCGAGATTGCCGATGAGGTTATTACTTACTGGCGTGTCGTGTTCGCCGACCGTCACGGTATTGTCATTGTAGTCGTCCGTGAGTTGCACGACCATTTCGTGACCGAATTTCGACACCACGATGGCTTCTTTCGGCTCAATGAACGATTCCGACCCTGCTGGGTAGAATATATGCCCTTCAAGGCGTGCTTCAATCTCCGTTCCTGCGTCGGTATCTCCAGAGAACATCTGCCAGACCTGTCCAGCGGTTCCTCCGAAGTACATCCGTTGCACTCCGTCGGTACACATGAGTTTCGTCATTGCCGTTGCTTGATTGGCGAGCGAATAGAGCCAGAAGGCGTTTTTGTTGTAATCGTACACAATCCACGCATTCGTGATCGTGTTGCCGTCTTCGTCGGTTATTGTTCCAACGGACAGATGGTACTTTTTCTTGAAAACCTCTCCGCAAATTCTTGGGGAGTTGGTTGTTCCGAAGTCGATGCCATATATCAGGTCTTCGATTTTCGATGATATTTCATTCGGAGTGTTTCCATCATAAAGACGGATAGCGTTGCGATCGAGCGAGAATGCCATGCCGTTGATTTCCGCTACAGAGTACGGAGCATCGAGTCCGTCAGAAGACATCACGGTACGGAGATATTCTTCGTCCCATCGCTTCATGCGTGTTTTCTTCCAAATGACCACTCGATCGTTCAGAGCCTTGATGTTCTGGATGGTTCCGCCTGCGTGCTTGTCAATGTTCAGAGAACCTGAGTCGTTCGGCGATACCGCAGACCAGTTTGTCAGGTCACCGATAGAGCACCAGTGCAGGATATCTTCATCTGCAGGCACTCCTGCGGCGAATACTCGCTCCTGATAGGATGCCCAGTATTTCCCGAGCGGAACGCCAGAAACAGCCGAGAATGTCACGCCGTCGGCTGTTTTGTACACGTTGACTCCGTTTCCGAGAATCATGTACGGATTTCCGCTTGAATCGTGGAGAACGGTTGCTGTCCAGCGTGCGGTCGTACTTAGTCCAGTGAGCAGTGCAGAACCCCACGTGCTTTCAGTGGTTGGATCGACGCAGTACAGCTTCCCGGCTGCGTTGATCATTATGAGTTTTCGGTATGTCCCGACCTCGAATGGTATGAGGCTTAGAATCTCAGAAGCATCGGGAATGTTTAAGATGGCGGCATAGCCGTCACGCTTCGTGGCACACCCGATTTTTGCGATATCCCAGTTGACTATCTTTTTCCATTCTCCTTTCAGAACCGCCAGGGGACTCACGTTTCGGTGCATGCCGATACTTTGGTACATTCGATAGTATTGCATGGTGTTTTTCTATAGGTACTCAGAATCTTCCTCATCATCTCGAACCCCTCGGTTTTCGTCGAGGACGAGGTTGTTGATTTCCTCAATCATATTGATAGCTCCGCTCTCGTACTTCTTCCAGAAAAGAGCTGCTCGAGAGTCTTTCCCGGTCTTTTCGCACGCTTTCGCCATGAGTCCGTCCATGATGACGTGAGCGTAGAACCGCAGAGGCTTCGGAAGCTCGTCTGCATCGTTCTCGAGGTCGTCTGGCTGATCTTCGAAGTGAACCTGAACGAGCGTCGTCCCGACGGTTCCCTTCGGACGCACCCCGATTTTGTAGATACGGAAGTAATATTTCGGAAAGTCCTGCGAGAATACCTGAGTGAAGTCATTGACCTCCTCGAGTTCCATCTTGACCGCACGCTTTCCATTCACCCCATCGTACAACACGAGGATTTTCTGGAATTTTCGGAAGTTGGCATTGAGGTCTGCTTCTCCGCTCGAATCAACGGACAGGTTCTCATAGTTGTTGAAGTATTTCTCGTTCGAGTCGATGATGCGGTTTACGAGATCGTCCTTGATTTCGTTCAGCCAGTCGGTGATTTCGTCTCGTTCAAGGTACTGCTCCTTTTTATCTCCGAATTTTCGGAAGAGTTGGTCTTGGATGCGAATCAGGGCATATCGAGGAAACCCAGACGCTCCAATCGGGTCAGAATACACCGAGAGGTCTGCTGTTTGGGAATTGTAGTACTTTATCTTGAAATAGTCCGTCGAGAGGGCTGTGGAATCGTCGTACAGCGTGTGTGGCTCGTCTATGGCGATGTCTTTGGTAGAAACGAGGCTATATGACCCTGTAATGCTCGTAGCCTTGTAAAACTTGATTTGGTCGTATTTGATGTACGTGATCTTGGTATTCTCGGGATGTGTGTTGCTGAGGTTTGCCGTCAGCGTGATGTTTTTCCCGGCAATGGACGATATCTTTCGGATTTCTGTCAATTCCTCTCCTGGATTCCCAACTACGACGAATTGGTTGGCACTGAAGTCAACGGCGTTCTGAACAGTAAGAACCGCTTGAGCAGAGAGTGCTTTGGCGGTCAGGTTCGATCGTGGATTGCCGTCTATCGACGGATGTAGTGCTTTGACTATCATATGTTTTTTCTTACGCTTCCTTTGAGTTCATCGATGCTATCCTTCACGTACTTCATATGTTCGTGAATCTGGACAATCGACTTCTCCATCAGGTTGTTTTTATCAGTGAAATGTCGCTCCATCGCTTGGTGCATTTTCAAAACTTCGAGACGGTAGTTTGCAAATTCTCGCTCGTCCCGCTCTTTGTGTTCGTTGAAGCTTTTACCGAGTCCCTTCACTTCTTTGATCCAGTACCCGATGACCGTCCCTATAATTGCGACCATAGAGCTTATCGTGTAGAAGAACATTTGGTTTGATACGTATTCCATTTTTTTGTTTTTATTTTAAATCTATGGATTTATATGTCGTAAAATCCGACACCACGAATATCTCTTGAGGCTCCAATTCCCCAGTTCGCTTTATTATATTTTAAAAATCTCACACCTGAGTTCGTATTATCACGAATCATGTATCCTTGCATATCTGACGCATCAAATAAACCAGCCCCTCCGACATATATATACGCAGTTGACACAGCAAATCCAATCGGCAGAGAAGCGATTATATCTGTTGCTGCACTTCCTCCGGTTGTTCCTGAAGCCGTAATGATAAAAAAGGCAGAATTTCCGTCTATCATGTATGCTGCCCTTTGAGTAGTAACTGTTCCATAGGTAAGCGGAGCAACAGCACTATATACAGGATTATATGCAAGCCATCTCGTTTTAAATATTGGTCGCTGTATGAGATTCGCCGCCGTGTAGGTCGGAACGCTCCAAGTATACCCAGCACCAGCCGAGAGAGTAGCGGCGAATCGTCCGATGACTTCGTAGTAGTCAGTCGAAGCGGCGTTGGTAATGGTTGAGATGGCACAGTATTTTTCATTCGTTGTCGTGACTGAGAAGTCGGAGTATTGAGCCGCCGAAGGAATACGAGAGAAGCCAATCACCACTCCGTCAGTAGCGTTGTAGCCGAGGTACACGAAGTAGTCGATTTCTTTCGTGGCGAGTTCAGCAGACCCTGCATTGCACCAGTTTGTTCCTGCGTTTTTTGTAACCGAAAGAGCAGCGGTGACTGTTCTAATGGTATCTCCTATTCTTATTTTTACAGGACTACTTGCTGATGGGTCAGCACCAGAGGCAGTCTTCAGTGCTACGGTGATATTGTTCGATGCAACGGTGACAACGATTTTCCCGTTGTTCATGAAGCCTTGGTTGAATCCTCCACCATTGCTATCGACATACGTCTTAGTCGCTTTTTGCGTCGCCAGCTTCGTATCAGAATTCGCCGCCAGTGTTCCGTCTGTGTCAAGGTAAGAATCTGGCAACGCCTTGGCGGTACCAGTTACGAGAGAGAGTTTGTAGTCGTGGGAAGTAGTGACAGCCGAGCTATTGATTCCTACTTTCGCCTCCAAAGCCTCAAGAATGTCGTTGGCATCGGAGTGCTGTGCCGCATGCGAAGGACTGTTTAAATAATCCGTTGCAGTCGGATTGGTAAGGGTATCGAGGCTGGTTGGAAAATTTGGCATATGTTTAGATAGCCTTCCTGATGAGTCCTGTTATTTCTTGAATAAAATGGTCTCCGTCTCCGAATGATTTCGCTTCGCATTTATTCACGAGATCGAGTACTTTCGATCGGAGTCCGCGAGATTTGAAATATCCTTTGATTTTGTTCAGAATTCCGACCTTGGATACCGCTTGGTGCTTCTCGATCAGGTAGCCTTGGTAGTACGCCAGCAATGCCAGTGGATCGGGGTCGAATCCGTCGATATGCGAGAGGTCAAGGTATACCAGATGGCACGACTTAATATGGCTCTGCACGAAATTTGTTTTGAGGAGTTCTATCGCTTCCTCGAGGTTTTCTCGAATAGTTCTCATCGCTTTGAAATTATTGGTTTATCTTTTTGGTTTGAGAGGCTCACTTGTGCAGACTTCTTACCGAGAATGAACAGTGGCTTTTCGCTTGAGATATAATTATTGTAACACACATTCGATGCATCGTACATAAGAGCGGATTCGTCATACTGTCGCTCAATCGTGTTGAGCTGTTCTCGGACACCTTCGAGAACGTTTTCCGCAGAAACTTTCTCTTTTTTGTCACTGACTCGGACGAATTCCTTGATCATCCCGAGGATACCCTTCAGTCGTTCGTAGATGTTGAATGTCAGGCTTTCAGTCATGGTTATCGTCTCGGAAATGACCATGCAGAACGTCATTCCGTAGACCTCGGTCATTGTGATGGTTTCCGATATGACCGTGCGGATGGTTCGGAAAAGAGTCTCTGACATCGTGATGGTTTCAGAGAACACTGTCGCTATGCTTTTTGAGATGGATTCTGAGTATGTCGCTACCTCGGAGAATGCCGTTCCGATGGACTTGGCAATGCTCTCAGTCATTGTTGAGACCTCCGAAATGGTAGCCACGATACTTGAAAAGAACGACTCGGTCATCGTTATCGTCTCGGATATGGTAACGCCGATTGCCTGAGCAACCGATTCGGTCATTGTCACGGTTTCAGAGAACGCTGTTTGTATCGACTTGGCTATCGATTCGGTAACGGTCGATACTTCGGAGATTGCGGTCTGGATGAGCTTCGAAATTGACTCGGAAAAAGAAGCTGTCTCATTGATAGTCAGAGTCCAGCTTCCGTCATAGTTCACATTCGATTGGTCGTATTGGATACGTGCGTCATTGTACTGCATCGCCGTTTTAGGCGTTCTTCAGATTATGCGTGATTTCGAACGTATCGTTCGTCCGGAGGGTATAAGCTGAGAACACGTTTCTTACGAGAAGAGTTCCGACAGAGGCGGCGTTCAGGATACCCATTTCAGTCACGGCAACGTCTCCCACGCTTGAGGATGTCCAGCTACGGACGAGTCTGCAGGTATCGTTGGCGACAGTCGTGGTTTGCAATGTTGCGGTTCCGGCTGCTCGATCGAGTCCGTTTCCTGAAAGCTCAGTCTGCAGAGCAGTATCTCCGGCAGCTGCGGCGTTCGTTCCAGTTCCGATTGCCATGTATGTCGGAGCGGCTGGTGAGCCTACGCCGTTGATGCGTCCCGAGATGAGACCCTTCCCGGCAGTAGTGATGAGGTTGGCGTAGTGAGCCTTGCGAGTCAGATATCCAGTCAAGCCAAAAATCCTCGGGAAATTTATCCCGAAGTGCTTGCGGATATAGTGGAGGATGCCGAATTCTTGCCAGATGAGGCGAGCCTTCCCATTTTTGTCGAGGATTCGAATGTCTATCGATCCTACGAAGTCTACTTGATCTTTTGCGATCATATGATTTAGAAGTCGCCAGTTCCTTCCGCCACTTTTGACTTAAATTTTAGTATATTGTTTGTTTGTACTTCTTGCAATTTTTCCGGTGTGTACAGCTTCTTGAAGCTCGTTCTGTGATGATGTGGGATGACCACGCTTTTCGAGATGTAGATTTCGAACCCTGCCTTATGGACGAGATGGCAATACCAGTCGTCGTCGCCGAGTCCGATTCCGAAGTCTTCACTCAGGTATCCTACCTTTCGAATGACTTCTCGATCTATCATGGTGCAAAAGAAAGCGACCATACCGTCGACTTGTTTGTATCCTTCGGACGGAAGGTCTTCACCCCACGCTTCTTTCAGCTTTTCAATGTTCTGCCAACTTTCTGCGATGGAACACATCGGTGCTACTATGCCAATCTTACCATGAACGGAGAATATCTGCAACATTCCGTCAACCCATCCCTCGACCGCTTCTGTGTCGTTGTTCATGAGAATTATCTTTTCCGAGGTTGATGTAGCTATGCCTTGGTTGGTCGCTTTGACGAACCCGAGGTTTTCATCGTTGTGGATGACGAAAACATTGGCGTGTCGGTGTGCCTCCGCCTCGACCTTCTTCCACTCCTCGGGACGGCTTCCGTTATCGATGAGAATGAGCCGATAGTCCTCGGTATGCTTCTTGATGCTCTTCAGGCACTTCACCGTGACGGCTCCTTCGTTCCATATCGGGATGATGATATCTACTTGTTGCATATTGTTTCGCTTACGAATCGGAATTTCCCGTCCAGCTTGGCGAGAAATTCGGCGTACGGCGTGATTTCGTTTGGATTATGCCCTCCCATGTGTCCGATATGGTAATGGAGCTTCTCAGGGGCATCTAGGAGGTACGCAGGCAGGTCTTTCGGTCGTCTCTCGTTATTGTATGCCTGATCAGCGACCCAGTAGCCTCGTTCGAGCAGGGCTTGGTACATGCCGTCGCTTATCTGCCATCCAGGAGCCTTGAATCCTTTCTCGAGTCCAATCAGCTCCATCATTCCGAGATAGTCACGACTCTTTTCATATGACCAGTGTTCGCATTCTCTCGGGTCTGGATGGAGGAGTCCGTGCGGTACCAGCTCAACCCAATCCTTCTTCTGCCACTCCCTTATGAATTGCGGAGAGCAGAGCAGTGGAATGATGAACAGCGTTATCTTGAACGCTGGATTTCGTTGATGGATTTGCTCGAGCAGTTCGGCTTGGCTGTTCTGCTCGCAAAAATCATCGGCATCGACAGTATACGAAATGGTAGTCTCCGACGGTTGTGTATTCGACTTCTCCATATGGCTTGAAAAATTCAACGAGGTCTTCCGGTTCAAATTCCCACAAATGCTCTGGATAGTCTCCGTGCTTTATGGCGTTTTCGCTTCTCGTATCGACCGTCGAGAGAGCTACGTTCTTACCGACTCTGCAGAGTTCTTTCACGAATGCGGCAGGGTCTTCCATGTGTTCGATTATCTCCCCGGCGATGACCACATCGAAGGCTTTGCCGTCATACGGAAGCTCTTCCACACTGTGGACAAGGTAGTGGATAAGTGGACAACGCTTCGTGACGATGTCTTTGGCGGTGTAGCTTTGGTCGACGCAGTGCAATTCAGCATCTATCTTCGTTTCCTCCGCAATGTACTGACACGCCCCAAATACCCCAGCACCCACGTCGAGTACCTTCATGCCGTCCTTCACGTCCCGAGCCAAGGCACGCATTCGAACTGCGTCGTAGTACGGGCGAAGATTGGTTTCTTCACTCCAAATATGCTCGTAGTATTTAGCATCATCAATTTTCACTGGATGGAGTCGTTTCATAGTGTTTCTTCTTGCCTCTTTCGCTCGAAGTACTTCGGGAACCGTTGTGCTTGACCGTTAGTGGTTTCGTAGTGATTAACGATTAAATCTTCAATGTATCCGACTTCGTGACCCTCTTTTCTCGCCCATGCACAGAAATCATCATCCTGACCTCTTGCCTTCGGTGTGTTGAGCGGATATGTGTATTGTTTATAAACTCCTCTCGGGACAACGTGAAACAGACCTCCGACTATTGCGGTGAGTCCGATTGCGTGTCCGAGGATGGTGTCCATCCTGACTCTGCTCGGCTGATTGTTGATACCCTGAACTCGTGGCGACAGGATGTACTTCGGGATGTTTTCAAAGTCAATCACCGTCTCATAGATTCGCACGATTTTCTGGAGGATGTCTTGCGTCACCACTTCGCAGTCGTTGTCCATCTTGATGATGAGATCGTATTTCTGGCCGCAATTTTCCTCCTTGAAAGCAATCATCCGCAGGGCTTGATTCGAACCCTCGCTGATGCCTTTGTTTTCGCTGAAGCGTGTGATAGCCTCGAAGTCCTTTGCATTTTTGGCGAGCCATTCCGCAGTGCCGTCTTCCGATCCGTTGTCCACGACGAAATGGTCGAACGGATATCCTGCTTTCTCTCTCAAAACCGAAAAGCAGTGCTTCGTGTATTCAAGACGGTCTCTGGTGAGAGTATAAATTGCTACTTTCATAGATTATGCTTTTGTTTGATAATTTTGTTTGCTTCGTCCCATCCCATCCTACCATTTTTTGTGATTCCGTTCCTGACCTTGGTCGAGAACACTGTTGCTCCGCAGTATGCCCCTATCTTTCCCTGCTCGAGCATCGTGAGCCACAAGTCCCAATCTTGGAGCCTCTGGATGCGTTCATCGAACCCAGGGAAGGCTTCCGTACGGATCAGGCTCATAGTAGAGATGAAATTCGTCTGTAAAAGCCTCTCAGCGGAGAATTCCTTGTTGCACTGGGTCTTTCCCTCCATTTCGTACGCTCCGTAGCTGTACGAGGCATCTGGACGGCTCTCGAGCGTCTGCAGGAGCAGTTCGAGAGCCTCTGGATACCATTGGATGTCGTTATCGCTGAAAAGAACGTACTTTGTCCCTACTTTTTCGAACCCTTTGTTCCTCGCCCAGTTCGCCCCTTTGCCGTCTTCGTCCGTGACGCTGATGACTTGGAAGTCCTTGATGGTTTGCTTGGCGAGGCTCCTTCTTGTGATCCTGTCTGATTCTCCTCTCCGACAGGGGATGACGATGGTGATTTCTCGTCCGTTAAGTTTTTTTTTACTTCTACCGCCTCGATGAATTTCACTAGTTCGGATGTCGTGGTCGTTTCTTTGACCTTGACCTTCTTGGTTGCGACGAAGCTCATGGCATTCGCCATTCCCCACTCGTCAAGTGCTATCAGCACGTCGTATTCCTTCGGGAACCGCTGGAATGGGTCTGGGTTATGGAATGAAGCACCCTTCATCCGCATATACTCTCCGACTTCATTGAGAGCTATCTCCTTGGCGTACAGATGGATTTCATACCGTCCGTAGAGTGCCTTGAAAATCTCGAGACACTTCGCCTCGACTGGTTTTCCGTACCGGATTTCCTCGAGGATTATCAATACCTTTTTCATATTTTTTCTTTTATTGTTTTGATTACGTTTTCCCATTGTTCGACCACTTTTTCGATGTCACGACTCTCGTTGACCCACGCTTCCTGTGCGTAGAGCCTCGATTGCCGGTATTCTTCGTCCACAATGAGCTTTTTAAGCTTTGAGTACCATTTGTCGTGGCGATTCTTCACCAAATCCTCCTGATCCATCTCCCCACTGTACGGAATGACGTTTGATGCCAGTGTGACTGTGCCGACTGCGGCGTATTCGTAGTATTTCAGGCAGGATTTCGAGCGATTGAAGCGTGTGTCGGTGAGCGGAGCGATGCCGATGTCGAGATTCAGCTCGGAGAGCTTCTTTCGGTACTCCTCATACGGCACATATGGCACGTGAACATAGTCCATCTGCTCCAATTTCTCGTAGAGCTTTGGAAAATCCTCCATCCATTGCCATTTCTTTCCATCATACCCATCGCAGAACGCCTTCAGGTCTTTGAGTGGCTTGTCATCGATGCCGAAGAGGTAGAATTCGAAGCCGTATTCCTTTTGGAGCATAGAAACGGCGTCTATCACGATGAGCAGGTCTTGCACGTGAATGTTTGACCCTTGGAACCCTATTCGGAGCTTCTTGTTTCCGCCTCGACGCTTCGGATATGTCGTGAGATTGAGTGCATTTGGAACGACAAAGACCTTGGCATCCGGGAAGACATTGGTGATTTCCGCTTTCAGCTCTGGCGTACTGACAGTGATGCCGTCGGCAACGCCAATGAGTTCTCGAGAAGACAGCACTCCGTAGTCCTTGATTTTCATGAACGGATTGTTCTCGTCGATGGCTTCGTAGTTGTCGTCCGTTTCGTAGATGATTGTCTTGCCGATATTCTTCAGGAATCCGATGTACTTCAGGAGCGTTCCTTCGTAGAACCTGTTGAAAATGAAAACATCGTAGTCATCAATGTCGACGTTCAAGGCGGTGCTTTTGTAAAACACTTTATGCCCTCGTTCTTCGAGCTTGATTCCTACGACCTTATTTCTGACGGTGTATGAAGGGTTTTCCTCCTTCGTGTTATTCACCATCAATATCCTCATTTTTTCTCCTTCCATAGAGTTTTTATTGTGCTTTTATTTTTCTGACCATTGCCGCTACATCGTCCCTGTTTGTGAACCCATGCGTCTGCACGAGTGTCGAGAGCTGAGCGAGCTTTGATATGAAGAGCTGGTTGAATCGTCCGATACGCTTGACGTCCTTGCTTCTCTCGACAGAGAGACGATCACGAGACATCATCCGCAGGTCATTTTTCAATCTGGCTATTCGAAAGTCGGTGACCTTCCGTTCACCCATATCCTTGTCGAGCTTCTCCATGAAAACTTCGACATCCTTCATCTTTTGGCTGGATACAATCATGACCTCATTGTAACACAACGAGGTCATTCTTGCTAGTTGGCTTCCAGAACCCCCCGAGTAATCGGAGGGTCTGTGGGAGACAGCTAGACTTAGGCTGTCAAGGCGGTGCAAACAGAGTTTGCCTTCGGACGCTTCATGATGAGTTCCCCGTAGAAGCGAAGCGTAGCTTCGTACTGCGGAGTGTACCCAGTCACTCGGCTCCAAACACCCTTACCATCTGGTGCGACGGAGAATTTCACTCCACCACCAAGGTCACCGATCGTCATAGACTTCGGATCGAGGTTGAACCAGTGGTTCGTCCAAGTGTCGATGTCCATGTAAATCTGACCGCCCATGAAGTCCAGGTATGGCATTTCCATTTCTCCTTGGAGGGAGAGACCACCCTTGATGATTTCAGAGGTATTGGCAGTTTGCTTCAAAGCCGTCAGCTTGCTTGCCCAGGCATTGAAAACCGTGAGGTTCGCAAGACCAAGGAGCTTGCCAGTACGATGAGAGACAGTCTTGAGATATGCCTTCTGCATAGGGCTTTCACCCAAGGAAGCGATACTTTGAGAAGCTGTGTCCACATACGACTGCAAGTTTGTGTAGTTCGCAATGTTGACGTTCTGAATCGTACCAGTGTTGACGATGAGACCTTTCACACCCTGCATTTCAGTCGCAGCAGCACCATCAGCAGATGCCTTGAGGACAGAATCCTCATCGCTCCAAGAGCGAGCAGCTGCAAGAGTGACAGCGGTTCCTGCTACAGCCGTTACAGCTACAGCGTCACCGGAGCCAACCTTGATGATGTCTCCAACCTGGATGTATGCGGCACCATCGATATCCGACGTATCGGCATCGAGAGCCTGCACAACCAACGCAGTGCTAGAGCTACCAGAACCGTTGGCACGGGCGATTTTACCACCCTGATTACCATTGAAGGTACGGTTCATTTCACGACCGACTGCAATTTCCATGCGATCAGTGTATCCCTTCGTGAAGTCGATGAGTGCTCCTTCGGAGACTTTTGCCATCGATTCGACAGTCTTCTCATGAACCTGAACATCTGCGTACAAGTCCTTGGCTGTCACGGTGATTTGAGCGGTATCCGCTTTTCCACCAGTAAGCTGAGAACCAGTAGCAAACTGTCCGACGTTCGAGAACTGACCTACCCATTCAGTCACGTAGAACGTGTTGTTGGCTAGGATTTCTACTCCGCTATTGCGTTTGAGGAGCGTGAGCAGGGGAGTAACCTGCGGCACGTTGTCAGCAATCTTCTTGTCGATAGACTTTTGCAGAAGATTGAGGACATCCGATGGGGCTAATGCCATATGTCGTTGGGCTTCCCTTCCAGAAGTGAGTTTTTTTATTTATCGTTGAGCTTCTTGATTTCGTCCGAGAGGAATGACCTGTGTCCTTCTTCCGTCCTGACATCAACGGGCTTATCGTTCGGCTCCACTTTCTTTCCACCTTTATCGCTTTTATACGAGGTGTCACCCTTAGCCTGCTTGATGATGAAGTCCCGGTACGCTGCGTCGTTCATATTGAGATACGCCGCATATGCATCGTGGATTCCGGTTTCCTGCATGTGGCTGAGAACCTTTTCCTCATCCCACGCTGGCATACCTTTCATCTCGCTGACCTTGGATTTTGCAGAGTCGAGTCTTGTCCCGAATTCGGCTACTTGTTTCTTTTTCGCCTCTTCAGCGTCGTACTCTTCTCTCGTCATCAGTCCGAATTTCTTCTTTCCAATACTCAGGAGAATTTCTGCCGCCTTGACGTCTTCAGGTGAGAATTCATCGGGATTATCGACGACTTCTTGTGCCTTGTTGACGGTTTGCTGTTGCTGTGCAGGAGTTGCTGTTTTCAGCTTCTCCGCAAGCTCTTGCGTCTTTCGGGTATAGTCGGATTGACGCATGTAGCCGCTCTTTAGCTCTGAGAGCAGAACGGTTTCCTTTTTACCGTCGACTTCTATTTCGACAGCTGTATCGTCCGACACTGACGCTTTTGATGGGTCGTCACCATTTGGATCATCCGGATTGGCGTTCGGATCCTTGTTAGGATCATCCTCGTCTTGATCTGGCTTCTCCTCTTCGTACTCCCACTTGGAATACTTTTTTTCTTCCTTGCTCATAACTGTTGCGAGTGTGCGACTCAGGTTGTTCCTCTCAAAAGAGAAGAATCCGAGGCGGACGTGTTCGAAGTTATTGATTATGCTGTAATTATAACAGGGTTGTTTGCAGTGTCAACACCCTCTCGGAATCTCACACACTTTTCAGGCGTGAGGGACTTCGAGAGAGATGGGAAAAATGCATCGCACCTCTCCCAGATATAGATCACCTCCTTTCAATCTGTTTGCCAGTCGGGGACTGGGTCGCCGTATCGGTAGTCGTTTTCACGAGTAACCGGAACGACGGCGAGTTGATGGACTGCCCACGATGGAGTGACCGCATCGCAGTTCGGGCAACGATACATCATGTGTTCGTCGTCTTCTTCTGGCGACATGACGCTTCCGCATCGCCTGCAACAAACAATCATTTCACTCTCCTTCGCTTGAAATCAACGTGAATGACAATTCCTCTCGGTCTCGGGAACCAAAAGGAATACCAGAAAAGATACGGGTACATTGTCCAGTAGACCATCCTCATCTCCTTTGAAAGAACTACTTCTTTTTCTCTGGGTACATCTTGCTGACCATTTTATCCATCTTCTCGTCTTTTTCCATTCCAGACTCTTGGTCATCAGCCATTCCGATTTTCCGAATCTCCATGCACATCGAGGTCTTTTCTTCTTTGCCTTCGCTCTCGCTGGTTGAGACACGGACTGGCTTCACCTCAATCATGAGCATACATTTCTCGCCGACCTTCATGTCCTTGATCATCGGGAACGCCTCGCTGTTGATGTCGAGATGAGGATAGTATTTTCTTGGTTCGCCTTTCTTCCCGGTCGATGGCATCACTTCCATCTCGCTCATTTTTTCTGCTGCGTCGTACATTTTCATATGATTATTGTTGTGGAGCGACCTCTGGTGGTATTCCACCGCCAGCGTTGGCTCCTTCTGCTAAGAATTTAACGATTTGCTGTTGCAGGTCGACTGGCAGTACCTTGAAGTCCGCTGCGTCAATCATCGACTTTCCGAACGTCTCCTGCTCGATCAGCTTCTGCAGGATGTCCTTAGTGTTTCCGAATCGCAATGCCTCGAGTCCGATTTCTTTCGGAAGGATTCCCTCCTTAATGAGATCGAGGACGAGGTTTCGCTTGCCTTCTTCCGTCCACGTGATTTCGCTCTCGATTTCGACCTTGACATTCCGGTTCGGATCGATGACTATCACGTCTTGCGGAAGCTGTTCGGATCCAAGGATATCCGCTCCACGCTTTCCGATGACTCGGTATCCCTTTGGCTTTCCGGTTTCGTCCTTCATTGTCACGCTTTCGATATCGGTCATATCGTATGCAAGCATCTCTGTCAGCTTCTCTGTGAGGTCGGTGAGACACTCGTTCAGGTTTTCTGCTTGTGTCCCGATGGATGAGTAGTCGATTTCTTTGAGGGATTCGATGGCACGCCACGCTTCCACGCCCTGTGGAATTCCTGCGGCACTGGTCATCGAGACTCCCTGCTCTCGCAAGTCTCCCTCAACGAGGTTAATTGCTTCCATGAATGCGTTTGGAACCGAAGCCTCTGGCAGGAGGTCTGGCTTGAATCGCTTGTATCGCACAAATTCTCCGTCATTGGTCGTGAGGAGCTTGGCATCTTCGCCTTTCTGCAAGGTGTAGCGTCCGGTGTCCATCTTCTTCGCTTTGTGTTCGAGCTTGGACACGAACACGTCGTAGGACTTATTGAGAGGCATCAGGTCTTCCATGAGGCTTGTTGCGTAGGCTTCATCACCCCAGCAAAACATCGACAGAGGAGCCATTGAGAGCTTGGTCACTTCATCTCGAACCTTCTCCGTCCCGATGTATGCACGGATGCGGAGTTTCTCGACTTGCTTGAGTTCTGGCATTGCAGGAACATCGACTGGCGTGACGCCATCTTCCTGAACCTGACCCTGATATTGTTTGGTTGACTCGTTGTATTCCGCTTCGAACTTCTCCACATCGTCCACGACGTTTCCGTCTGGGTCGGTATGAACTTTCACGACTTGGTACAGCTCGTCCACGGTCACGTTATCTTCAGGGGCATTTCCGTACCGCTCTCGCATGTACGAATCCTTGTAGAGAGACGACGAAAACTTACCGTCTTTGGCGGTATCCTTTATGCGGTTGATGACCTCTTGGTCGTACAGTTCATTGCCGATGAGGTCTTCGAACCTATGAGCCACGTGCTTCGCAAGCACCGGATACTCATTGATGTTTGATATGTTTGGAAAAATGGAGATTTCGAACGGATCATACACGGCGAATTCCTTCTTGCCGTTGTCGTTCAGAATCTGGATGAAGGCAACGTGGTACAGCTCGGCGTATCGGATAAGCTTCTTCTTATGGCGAGCGAGCTTCATCTTCTCGTTCATGTAGTACTCTACGTACCGTCCTTGCATCTCTGCCTTCTTGACCTCGGCATCAATGACCTTCTGGTCGACGCCACTGGCTGTGATGATATTTCGGTCTGGATAGACGACTGGCTTTTGTCTCAGTTTGAGCAGGAGGTTTCGGACTGAGTCGACTTGCTTCTTGGCTTTTGGGATTTCCCGGATGACCTTGTTCTTTCCGACCTCGTTCCGCCTCTGCCAGTTTCCGGTTGAGTCTTTCTTCGGATAGGTGAAGTGAACGCCCTCGTAGAACGCCATTGAAAGATACCACCGGGGTTCCCAGTGTTTCTTGAAGCTCTTGAGCTGATCGATAGTCTTGCGGTCTTTGGCAGCCTGCGTGTCAACGGTTACGTTGGCGGTCGGCTGGTTGAGGATTTTTAGTTCCATATTTTATTTTGAGCCTTCCTCTTGTTTAGTTCCTTCCATATGCTCGGCGAGCATTTCAGGGGACATATCCTCTGGCATTTCAAATTCATCATCCTCTTCTTCTTTCTTGTCGTCAACGAATCGATCGGCGTTCGTGTATCCTTCTTCCTTGTCAACATAAACAATCCGCTCATTGATGTTGTGACGGATGAATTCGTGCTGTTTCTCGATGATATCGAGCATTCGCATCTCAATCGTCCTGTCTCGTGTGAAAAGTTTTTTGATGGCTTCAATCATATAGGCATATTATAGCACGAAATTACATTGTCATCCAGTCAAGATTTTCTTCCTCCTCTTCACGCTGTTTCTTGAGTGCCAGCAGGTCACGCTTTTTGATTTGGTCGGTCGTTCTGGTCGGGGTTGGCGGTTCGGGTGCTTTCTCGCTGAAGAGATCGTGTACGTCCATGATGCCGTATCGATCAGCGTCGCCGCAGTGGTCTTCGCTCTTGGTGTCCAAATCCTCCACTCTGGTCGAGTCGTACACGAGCGATGGGATGGTTCGGATAGCGTTCGGGCAGAGTCCGTCGAAGTATATCAGCTTGGAGGTGACGATTGTGTCGAGCGTCATCGGCTTCATGTAGTCACGCATAATTCCCCAGCCGTTGATACGGTCGTTGTTGCCTCTCCGGAACGACAGCCATCCGTTCGTTTCCTCTTCCATTTGGACGGCTCCGCTCTTCTCGTGTTCGTCCTCGCCTTTGGTCGAGAAGATGGCAGGATCGGCTACCATGTTCCCTTGCAGGACTTCTTGCTCCCAATCTGGCGTCATTGCTTGAATTTTGCGTGCCAGTGCCTTGTAAGTGTGTCCAGTGACGTATAGCTCCCTGTAGACGAACAAACGCCCTATTTCGTCGAGTGCAGCCCAATGGACGGCTGACGGTGCTGAGTACCCATAGTCCATCCAGATAAACCGCATCCAGTGTGCCGGGAGCTTGAACGGCTTGCAGGTATTCCACTCCCTGCCCCATTCAGTGAAGTATTGCCCCTCGAACGTGTCCCAGTCTCCGTCTCGGAAGGCTTTGCGGAGTTTCTCGGGCATCGAGTTGAGGGTTGCTTCGTATTCTGGGTTCTTGATGACGTTATCGCTGAAGCGTGCGTGGACGTAGGCGAATTCATCCTGCTCGGTTTCGTTGGCATCGTATATCAAATCCATCCACAGCTTCTTGACCCAGGCGTGTCCGATTCCTCCTGGGTTCGTTCCGGCTATGAATTTGCAGTTTGGAATGTGAGTCTGTGTCACTGGGTCTGTCCAGCGAAGACGACGACGAAGCACTGTGAAGATTTCCTCTCGGTTCTTTGTCAGCTCATCGACACCGATGGCAGCGAATTCAGCCGAGTCATACTTCTCTGGCTTGTCGAGGTTGAGGAACATCAAAATACCTCCGCCGTATTGCTCGTCGAGGATGAAGCAGTTTCCATAGTCTTTGTGATCGGCGTGGCGTGTCCCGAGCCACTTCGGAAACTCTGAAGCTATCTTGGAGAGCTGGCGTTGCTTGAGCGTCGGGTAGTCTTCACAGAATAGTCCTGCCTGCACATTCTTGAAGCCGTACTTTGCGTAGAATTTGAGAAGGAGTCCTATCAAAGCCCAGCGGATGAGGTAGCTCTTTCCCCCATACATAGCCCCTCCGTAGAGCGTGAATTTATGTCGAGCGATGGTGTTCAGTGCCACCAACTGCTTCTCGCTCGGCTTCATGAGTTCTAGGAATCTGAATTTTTCGGTTTTGTTCTCATTTTTCATCTGGTTCGTCTTCAAAGACATCAAGGACAAGGCTTGGCTTCTCTTTCACCTCAATTTCCTTTTTCTCTCTAAATCGCTCTGGTTCAGTACGTTCGAGCCACCATGCTCCTGCTTTCCAGTCCCTCAGCATACCCACCTTCACGCTCTTGTGAGCTATCTTGTGAGTCTCGAGCAGTGCCTTTTCCAATCGTTCGGAATATTCGGAATTTGCTTTCTTGTATTCGATGAGAGTATCCTCGTGAATCCCTACATATGCACAGGCTTTTGCTTGGCTCATGCCGTCAGCCAAAAGAGCAATGAGTTCAGGCTCAATCTTACCCCAATTGATTCTTGGGCGTCCTCGCTTTTCTTTCTTGACAGCAGGCTTTCTCTTGACTGTCTTGGTTGTTTTTTTATTTGCCATACATTTTTTTCACTACCTCCCTTACTACGTTCACTACGACTCCGTTTCCGCACAGCTTATACAAATTGTCCGCTCTCATTTCGCTTCCTTTTCATCCATACCTTTCTTCTTGCCTCGGTCTGGTGTTGAGTAGTGTGACACCCTCTGCATATTTCTGCTAGGTTCTCGATCTGATTGTCGAGTTTATTCTCGTTTCGATGATGAATTTCAGTTTTTCTCTTTCTTCCGCAAATTGAGCAAGTCCCTGTCTTTTTAAAAATCTTTGTCGCTCGATAATTCCCGGCTCTCGGTTGGACTTTTTCTTTCCACCTGCTCGGCATAACACCCTTTGAGCATTCCCAATCACAGAACATTCTCCTTTGATACACGCCCCAGTCTTCGAGGCGACCACTAAACCTTTTACGAATCAGTGACCTATTGCATCTGAGACATTTTTTGCTACTGTCATTTTCCTTTGGAATGATCATACTGGGGTTTGTTTATAGTCCCAACGGACGCAATCTTTCGTTTCTGCTTCCGATTGCTGTTCCTCCACATCTCATTGAATTTGTGGACTCCTCTGCTCTCCTTGGTGATTGGAATGTAGAACCACCTTTTAAGCTTCAGGTATATCAGGTACAGGATTGATTTGATGAGACGTTTCATTTTGTTTTGGATTAAGCATTTTTTTCGCTTGTTCGAGTAGGTACCACTCTCTCACTTCTTTGCACCCTCCGATGAGTTCTCCTTGGAAACCGAAAGCGTGGCAATTTTCACCACACTTCGAGCATTTAGATTTCTTTTTTGTTCCCACATTTTTATTGAATTTTCTCCTATTTTTTTCCTACGAGCCTCAGTCATATCGTACTTCACATGACAGCTTCGACAGAGTTGTTTGAAATGTCTCCTACTCCTCTTATATTCCTTTCCACGAATCAATGCCCAATCATACTTCTTCGCCTTTCCTTCGCACTTCACATTTTCACATCGGTTTGCTCTCCCATATATTCTATTTATCCACTTGTGAATTGCTCTAACGTTTGGGTTTTCATCAAATCTCCAATGCTTGTCACCACTAGGAAGGGATGCCAGTCTTCTTTTTTCTCCTTCAGGACTTCTTGGTGTGTAACTCATATTGTCAAAAGGGAACGTCCTCGATCTTGATTTCTTCTTTATCATCATCCAAATTTATGGTTGGTAGGTCTTCGGCTGGTGCTGGCTGTTCGGCGGACGTTGCAGGAGTCGTTGGCTTATACTCTCCGTCTCCCTTAGCACGGTTTCCCATCTGCATTTGCTCCACGATGATGTCAGTGACCTTCCGTTTCTGCCCTGCCTTGTCCTCGTATTCCCGGTACTCAATCCGTCCCTCCACGTAGAGTTCCTGACCCTTGGTCACATACTGGGCGACAATCTCGGCAAGCTTCCCCCAGAATACGAGGTTATGCCATTCGGTCTTGGAGTTCTTCACTCCGTTTTTGTCTTTCCATTCGTGGTTCGTCGCGAGACTCATCGCACAGACCTTCTGTCCGCTTTGAGTGACTCTCAGCTCCGGCTCTTTGGACGTCCTCCCCACGAGGATACATTTGTTCACGTTCATGATGATTGTGATTATTTTATTAAGTTGCGGAGGTGGGATTCGAACCCACGTATACGGCTTATGAAACCGTCGAGCGACCACTGCTCCACTCCGCGATATTATCGTGACCCCAAGAAGGATGAGGAGTCACGATTTTTTGGAAGCTACTCCACCGGCTGTCCTGCGGTCGCCTCATCCTTTGGCTCGCCGTCAGCAATCTTTTTCAGATCGTCGATGGTAAGCTGAAGGTCGCCCTGTTCAGTGATAGCACGAATCTCGAAAGCGTCCGCTCCGATAGCCTGTTCCGCCGCTTCGATTGCAGCCGTAGCCGTAGGGAAATGGTTCACCTTGGTCACGCTGATTTTTTTGATTTCGAACATATTTACACCTCCTTCCTTTTTTAATTCTCTGTATATTATGCACGCTGATGCGTGTCGACAGACCTTGTTGCAGTACTGCGTTCCATCCTCAAATCCTCCGAAGCATGTGGGGCGTATTCGCTCGATCATTTTTGCTCTCGTTTCAGGATTATTCCAGCCTCTGCGGTCATGATACTTGTCCCCATGGCGAAGGCATTTTTGAGTGCACATTTCACCACCTTTACTGGGTCAATTATACCACTTTCGTAGAAGTTTTCCCACTGCCGAGTGATGACATTGTAGCCGTCTTCTTCGTTGTAATCCCGGCTGATGATTTCGCTATATTTCTCATCGGCGTTCTCGAGTATTTGCATGAGCGGTCGGCGGATGACTTCGTACACGAGCTTCCCTGCTTCGCTGTCTCGCTCCACCATCGCTTCCGATGCCTCGAAGAGTGCCATACCGCCACCCTTGATGACTCCCTCGTCCATGGCTGACTTTACGGCGTTGAGTGCGTCCTCGAGCTTGAGCTTCCGCTCCTTGGTCTGCTGCTCGTTGTCTCCGGCAATCTTGATGACCGAGACACCTCCTTGGAGGCGAGCGATGCGTTCGGCTGCCTTCTGCTTGTCGTATTCGTTGTCGGCGTTTTCTCTCTGCTTCTTGAGTTCCTCGATTTTCGCATCGACGACACTCTGCTCCTCTTTTCCTCCGGTGACTTGGCAATGGTATCGTCCTGTTTCTACCGTATCAGCGTATCCGAGCTTCTCGAGATCGAACTTGTGACCTGCTTCTTCAGTGACGATTTCCGCCCCGGTGATGGTAGCGATATCGTCCATGTTTCGAGTTCGCACTATGCAGACATTGAAGACTCCCTTCACTTTGTTCACTACGAGCGTCGCCATCACATCGTCCGAGATGTCATCCACGAGGAGGAGCATTTCGTTCTTTCCCTTGCTCTGCAGACCTTCGAGGACTGGGAGAATATCTTTGACGCTGGTGATGCGTTTCTTGGAGATAAGCACCGGCACATCCTTCAGTACCGACTTCATCGTTTCGGCATCGGTGACCATGTACGGCGAGAGGTATCCATCGTCGATTTTGATTCCGGTTACCACCTCGTAGCTGATTCCTGGCTTGTGTCCGTCCTCATAGCTCACCAGACCATCCTTGCCGATTTTCAGCATCAGTTCTTCAATGACCTTGGCGATTTCGTGATCGAGCGAGGAGTTCTTGGCGATGCGGTAGATGTCACCTTCGCCGAGTTCCTTTTTGTGTTCGTCGAGGTACTTCAGGACGCTCTCGATATTCTTCTCAATCTGCTCTCGGAGTCCTCGGACATCCTTGGTCACGACTTTCATCGCTTCCGTGAGGAACGCTTGCAGGAGGACGACCGTCGTGGTCGTTCCATCTCCGGCTTCGTCGTTGGTCTTTTCCGCCGCCTGACGAGCAAGCATCGCTCCGGTATGTTCCACCACATCCTCGAGTTCCACCTCTCGGGCGATGGACACGCCGTCGTTGATGATCTTCACATTCTCGAATCCGTTGTTGATGATGACATTCTTGCCCTTTCCTCCGAGCGTCGGTGCGACACAGGAGGCGAGCTTATCGATACCAGCTTTGAGTTTTTCTTTGGTATCTCCCAGGGTGATTTGCTTCATATTTTTTCTTTAATTGAATGAGTTGTATCTTTAAATGCTTCCTCAATAAGTGATCGTGTCGCCATTCCAAACCCTCCAAGTATAACGAAGAATTGCCAGATAAGGTCGCACACTCTCTCGGCTCCGCTCTGTGCTATTCTATTCCATCCGAAGTATTGGTTCGATATGATAAATATAGCCACACCAATCCAGAACATCACTGTATATTCGTGCCTCTTTTTAAGGCTTGACTCGATGACTATTTTCATATCTTTTTCGCTTTTTTCTTGGTGTACTTTTCCCACCGATAAATTATCACATCGACGAATCTCGGGTCGAGTTCCATCGAGAACGAGTTGCGTCCCATCTTTTCACACGCCATCAGACACGAGCCGGAACCTCCGAAGAGGTCGATGACATTGTCCTTGAATTTTGTGCTGTTCTTGAGTGCCTTCATCACGAGCCAGTCTGGTTTCTCGGTCGGGTGTACGTACTTGGAAGCGTCCTTGCGGTCTACCTCCCACACATCGTAGTCGCTCCGGTCTCCGTAGAAAGCGTGCTTGCCGTTCTTCCATCCGTAGAGGATCGCCGTGCCTTTCTTCTTCTTGCTCACACCCATGTTCCGTCCCTTGATGATCTGTTCGTGCTTGTGAGGGAACTCGAGCGTGTGGATGCCGGCTTGGTTCTTCACCCAGATTATGACCTCTGAGAGGTGTACCCCTGTGGCGGCGAGTGTTTCTTGGAAAGTAGCGAAGGACTGCCATCCAGTGCAGACATAGAACACTCCGCCAGGTTTCGTCACTGTAGCGAGGTTCTCGAACACCTTCATCGAGAAGTCACGGAAGCTGGACTCGCTCATGTTGTCATTCTCGATGCTTCCAAGCTTTTCGTTGCTCGATTTGTAATTCACATTGTACGGCGGATCAGTCCAGACCATGTTCATCATGCGGTCTTCGGTCAGGAGCTTCACGTCGAGCAGGTCAGTCGAGTCGCCGCACATCAGGCGGTGATTGTCGAGCTGATAGATGTCTCCCTTCTTTGCCTTGGCTGGAAGTTTCTCGAGGAGTTCTGAAACTGGTTCGTCTTCTTCTTCCTCGAGGAACTGATCGAGTATCTTGCTTACTTCCTTCTCATCGAATCCTGTGAATTCAAGCTCGGTCGTGATTCGCAGGTCGTTCATCACGCCATAGAGCTTTTCCACATCCCATTCTCCGCTGATGCGGTTCATTGCGAGGTTGAGTGCCTTTTCTTCGTTCTTGGTAATGTTCACTTGGAGCGTCGGGACTTCTTTGTTGCCCATTTCTTTCCATGCTCGGATTCTCTGATGTCCGGATATCACCGTGAAGTCCTTGTTGATGACGACTGGCTGTATGAATCCGAACTTCTCGAGGGATTTCTTGAGATTCGTAAGTTCCTTCTCTGAAATAGTCCGAGGGTTGTACTCGGCGAGTTTCAGCTTCTCGATTTTGATTTCGGTTGTTTTCATTGCTGTTCGATTATGCCCATTATGTCGTGCTGTGCGAGCAAAGTGAATTCTCCGAACTCTCGTCCGCTGAATGGGGCGTACATCACCTTGACTCCAACCTTGATTTGCTCCTCGATCTCTTTCCCGACGGATACGACAATGCCGACCAGCATTTCCTGCTGATCGGAGCCGGTGATGATTCCGGTTTTTGACTTCTCCTCAACCTCGTCTTTCTTGACGAGTACATTGTCGAAGAGCGGCGTGATTTTGTAGTTTCCTTCCATAAGTTTGTTGCGATATTTTGATTATACTCCTTTGATATCCTTTGTCAATATGCCATTTCAAGCCAACAATACCTCCTCCGCTATACTGGCACTCATTTGCTCGGTCAGGCTCTTTCGGTCGGCAGTGTCTCTTTTCTCGATGAACGCTCGGACTGGGATGTAGTGGAATGCCTTCTTTTTCCTCGGAATATACCAGCAGATGACCACATAAGCCGGGACATTTTTCAGGAACAGGCAGTCAAACGGCTTCGGGAGCGGAAACCGCTTGCCTCGCATCTTGTCGGCAATAAAGCTGTCCGATATTTTATGGTACACACCTTCGTCGCTCGATCCGGCGAGCAGTGCCTTGATTTGGTGTTCGGCGACCGATTCGAATGATATCGATGTTCCCTTGCAGAGCTTCAGCTCGAAGATGCCAACGGTCTTGTTTTTCTTACGAAACACGCTCTGGATGTCCTTCTCTTTCATGATGTTTTTTGTTTAGGTTTTTTCGTAACTGCCCCCAATCGACCCGTGGGTACTTTTTCTCGTCTTCCTCGGTCATCCGATTGACCGCCACCCACTGTCCTATCCACTTCACGAGTCCATTGCCAAGGTGATGAAACCAACAAAGCGGCACGATTGCCCACTTCTCATTGATTTGCTTCCCGGCGTAGATGAACGTATGCTCCCACGTTATCCGGCCGCTACACCCACCCTCCTTGCTTCGGACGCATTGATGGTAGAACGGGTCTGCATCCATCTCGTCTCTCATTTTCTTCGGAATCGCTCGCATAGATTTCTCTCGAGGTATTCCCGATCCAAGAGGTACACCGTGATCAGCACGGAATCGATGTATTTCTTCTGAAACACAAAAATCTTGTTCCGGTATTTCCTGTAATGGTAGGTTGTAAAGCCGTAGTTCCTGAGATTGAACTTACTTCTCAGGAACTCATCTGGCACAATTTGTCTGCTCTTCCACGCTCCACGGACAACGACTGATATCTCCGATTCGTCTACTCCCATTCGCTGGTACAGTCGTTCTCGTGCGTGTTGCGTGACGGCAAGGTCTTTTCCGACACGCATATTTTTATTTTCTAAGGACTTTTTTTCTTATTAGCTCTTGCCTGATTTTATTCAGTGTCTTGACCTGTTTTTTTCTATCTTCTTCCGACATCTTCGGGGCTTCGAGCTTCGGTGTCCGCATCCTCTCTTTCTCTGCTTCCGACCGCTCTTTGTCGAAGTCGTAGTCCGTCGAGACGATGTGTGCCTTGTTAATTGTCTTCCCACTCCACATCCCGTCGTCGTCTGGTATCTTCAGGAGTTGACCTTCTGCGTCCATTATTGCCTCTGCTATTTCCTTTTGCACCGTGATCGGGCTTCCAGAACTCATCGTAAACTTTATCCAGCGTTGCATAATGTTTTTTATTTATTTATTCCGACCATCGTTGCCTTGTATTTGTTCTGCTTCGGAGCGGACGCTCCACCGAACTTCACCTGATTCCTCATCCATGTCCCGATTCTCCGTTTCATGTCCCAGGTCTTTTCGTGATCGTACCGGATTTTTGGGTTTCGCTGTTCCTTCCAGTTTTTGTCCGGCTCTGTCCAGTATCCTACGAACTCCTGAAGCCTTGGTATGAGGTTCGTATCTACCTTTGTATCCTTGAAGCATTCTTTGACTTCCGAGATGAATTTTTCCCGTTTTTCCTTTATTACTAGTTCATTGGATTTAGTTAGAGAGAGTGGATTTAGTTCAGAGCCGATACCATCGGCTACCCCCTCGCCGATACCATCGGCTAGGTAGCCGATACCATCGGCTACCCCCCCTATGATGATGCAGTAGATATTTGTTTCGTTTTTCGTTCCGACTCTTCGTGTTTTCTTCTCAACGATGCCTTTCTCTGTGAGTATCTTCATCATCTTGTCGATCATGTCGACGCTGACATCACAAAGCTCCGCAAGGCGTTTGCGGGATGGGAAGCATTGTCCGTCTTGATTGGCGTGATGGCAGAGCCACATGAAGAGGCACTGTGCTGTTGCGTGGAGACCCTTGAGTGCTACGATGTTCGGAACGGTCGTGAAACTTCCTTTTTCGTATTTCATAATGGTTTTAATTTTTAGAGCCTGTCTCTCTATTTTATTCCTAACCCCGAAGGGTGGGAAGTGGACAGTCGGTGGATAATTATTCCTCGTACATCGTCTCGATGCTTGGGAATGACACATGCACTCCTGTCCGCTCCCCTACTGCCTTGTTGATGACCTCGAATACCTTGTCAATCTCGTCTGTTGTGAGCTGTGTGGTGCTTTTCTTTCCGAGCTGGGCTTCCTGCACTGGTCGCCACAGGAACTCCTTCACGTTGTAATCCGTCCATGGAATGTCCATGTTCGCTCGGATCACCTTTTTCATGTCGTACCCTGCGTCGTTCAGAGCCTCTGCGAGCATCGTGAACCAGAGGTGCAAGGCTCGATTCTGTCGGTCAGTTCGCCTGTCCCGGTGCAGGTGCAGGTCGACTTGAATCTCTTTCCCCTCGTTCTTCTTCAGGTACTCCGAGTACTCCGCTTGATTTCTGAAGATCAGTTGCCCATTCTCTATTTTGGCTAGTGTTTTCATCGCCGTTTTCCTTTTTCACTGGGAAGCTCGTATGGAGGTCGACCGCCTCCTGTCCCCTTAGATCGACGAGAAGTGTGCCGTGTCCCGAGACTATCTTTTCAAGTTTTTCAATCTTTCTCGCGACATCCTCGAGAACGCCGACTCTCTCGAGGATTTCCTGCATCTTCTTGATGATTTTGTTCTGATTCTCTGCTATCTTTTGGAGTGCTTTTTCGTCCATACTACTTGATCGTTATCTCATCTACCTTCCTCCAGAGTTCGAAGTTATCTCCGTTTCGAACCACCTTGAGGTATGTGTCGTCGTAGTCTCCGTCGATGTTGTTCTTCTTGAGCCATGCTTTGTATCTTCGGTTCTTCTCAGCTCGCTCGAGGTCTGCCTGCTCTGCTGCGATCTTGTCCGCTTCAGCTTTCTTTCGATCTTCTTCCTCTCGGTTCAGGCGGTCGATTTCAGCCTGTTTCTCTCTCTCGACTCGTTCGATTTCCTCCTTCGCTTTGCGTTCCGCTTCTTCGGTTGCTCGCTTAGCGGCTTCCTCGGAAGCACGCTTCACTTCTTCCTCGTGCTGTTTCTGTCGCTCGATCTCCTGTGCCTTGCGGGTCTGCTCCTCGAGGTACGCCATCTTCTTCGAGGTGTACATTTCCGAGAACTGCTTCTCGTCGAGGTTGAGGATTTCCTCGTCCGTCATTTCCACCTGAATTTCGCTCAGCATGGTCTTTCGGGCTGGGAGGAGTATCATTCGCTCGTTTCGAGCCTTCTCAGCGTCCACAGCCTCGATTTTCGCCTTCAGTGCGTCCTCCGTAGGGGTGATGACCCCGAGATACTGCTTTTCTTGCTCGATCACCGAGTTGGCATACCGTCTGGCTTCCTCTCTGGCTGCCTTTCCGGTCTTGGTGATCAGGATTCGCATGTCGCCGAGTTCCTTTCTGGCGGCTTTGACCGCCTTGTACCCCTCTGCGTCATCGATTCCGTTGATGGTGAGTCCCTCGAACTTCGTTGCCATCTCTCGAAGTTCGGCGATTCCCGGCTTAAAGATTTCGACTGAGTTCATATTTTTGAGTGAGTTCATTGATTAAGGTTTTTCCCTTGGCGATTCCAAGGATGAGTTTCTCTCGTCGCATCAGGTCTGGCTCGATCCGATAGACCAGCATCTGCTTGTCGAAGTTCGGATTGTAGTACACCAAGTCCCACCATTTTCGTCCTGTGATGAGGAGACTCATGTGGCACTGCCAGATGTAGTCCTCGTCAATCTTTTCTTCTCCGATGAGTAGCTTGAAGTACTTCACATCGTCCGGGCATTTTGCCTCGAACCCTCCATCTTCGTCGACAAGTCCGTCCGGGCTGCACCCGACGTATTCGTCCATCTCGACGAACCCTACCTGCTTGACCGTCACATCTCGAGCGATTTCGTATGCGATTCGTGCCTCTGGCTCGAGTTCGTTTCCTCGCTCGGTGTGACTATTTCCTTTGAATGTGCTTTGTTCTTTCCCGGTGATTTTCGAGACCACTATCTTGTGGATGTATGTCTCGAGACCTTTCCCATTTGCCGCTATGGTCGTAGCTTCGGAGGCAGTCATCTTTCCCTTTCGGATGGCGTACCATTCCTCGCTACGCTGTTCCATCTCGTGGATTATCATTCCTGTACGATTGTCGGGATGTAGTCCTTACCGAGCTTCTGGAGCAGGGATTTCTCCAGTACCTTGAGGTTTCGGTCATCGAGTTCTTCGATGGTAGCCATATTGAACTTCTCAGCGATTTTTCCTTCGCTGAGTCCTGCATCCTTGATCATCTGGCGGAGCGTTCCGATGCTTTGCGTCTGCATCTGTGGAGCGACTTCCTTCGGGAGCTGCTTCTCGTCGTCTTCT